CACCACCACGCTCTTCGGACCTACCGGAGACACCGGGTCTACTGGCGACACCGGACCTACCGGCGACACCGGACCTACCGGAGACACCGGGTCTACTGGCGACACCGGACCTACCGGCGACACCGGACCTACCGGCGACACTGGGCCTACCGGCGACACCGGACCTACCGGCGACACCGGGTCTACTGGCGACACCGGACCTACCGGCGACACCGGCCCTACTGGCGATACTGGGCCTACTGGGGACACGGGGTCTACTGGTGATTCGGGACCTACTGGTGACACAGGAGACACTGGGCCTACTGGCGATTCGGGACCTACCGGTGACACGGGACCTACTGGCGACACCGGACCTATTGGCTATACCGGACCTACTGGTATCACTGGGCCTACCGGCAACACCGGACCTACCGGCGACACCGGCCCTACTGGCATCACTGGGCCTACCGGCGACATCGGGCCTACTGGCGATTCGGGACCTACTGGTGACACGGGAGACACTGGGCCTACCGGCGACACCGGACCTACCGGAGACACCGGGCCTACTGGCGACACCGGACCTACCGGCGACACCGGCCCTACTGGCATCACTGGGCCTACCGGCGACACCGGCCCTACCGGAGACACCGGGCCTACTGGCGACACCGGACCTACCGGCGACACCGGACCTACCGGCGACACCGGGCCTACTGGCATCACTGGGCCTACCGGCGACACCGGGCCTACCGGAGACACCGGCCCTACTGGCATCACTGGGCCTACCGGCGACACCGGCCCTACCGGCGATACTGGGCCTACTGGCGACACCGGCCCTACTGGCAATACTGGGCCTACCGGGGATGCAGTGCCAACAGTAGTCATTCCATTTTCAACGGGTATAGACACAAGCAATCCCAGTACAAACGCGGCAGGAGAGCCTACTCAAATTCAAATAGTCAGTTTCGGTGGACATTCTAATAGTATTGCTTTGGCAGGAAACACCTTTACCATGCCCACAGGCAATAATTATCAATTTGCTTTTGTTATGCCATACGATGCTATTTTGAGCTCAATATATCTCACAAGCTCAAACTGGGCGGCTTTCACACCTCCTGCGGGCGCAAACATCTTTCCTTTTGTAATCCTTGCTACTGCACCACTTGGAAGCAATACTTTTACCCTGCTTACGGCTACGGAAACGGTAACTGATACACCATGGATCGGAGGCGCCAGCATTCCGGCCGGAATAACTTTATCAGGTAGCCAATTGGATATTAATGTTCCAATTGCTGCTGGATCTCGGGTAGCAATATGTTGCACATATCGTATAACGGGAACACCTTCTGCACAAAGCTATTACTTCTACTATTCAGGAGGAATATTGTTTGAGTAGAAATGATGCCTGAGTATCTTATTGCATCGGTAACGAATATTCAGTATAAGGCAGTGCCTGATTATTTCAGTTCACTGCCTTATACTTTTATAAAAGAAATTACCCTCACTATCTGATTCTTATAATAAACTCATTTTAGAACTTAGCACTGCGGACACGTCTCATTAGGAATCCTACTAAAGGAGTACATTTCTACAAAATATACATATCAAAACGGTTAAGCCATAAACCGCTAAATTCTGACTGTCAACTCATTGATTGTTTCCTAAAAAGAAAATTTTGCATATTATGCTCTATGTCGTTTTTTTTCAATAGAGAGGTATATTCCATGCAAAATATAAAAACAAATTCCAAACCAGTTGATAATATAAAGCTCCCACACTCCTTTGTTAAAAATAACGGACAGGAGGATTCCAGAGCACTGTTTACTACTGCCTTTAAAGGCAGACGCATTTTCTTTTCTTCAGACCGCATCACTTCGGTGGAGTTAGAGCCTATAGAGGAACATCTCCCAGAACCAGAGGATTTCCCTGTTACTTTTCATGAATCTGAAGAACCGAGAAATGGTGTAGCTCTGGAGCTTTCCTTTATAAATGCAAATACAGATCTGACACCAGAGGGCGTTACTCAGCAATCTGGCTATCACCATTATCTAAAAGGAGTTGACTCATCGAAATGGAAAAATGGTGTTCCTCATTACAAAGAGCTTAGCTATCCTGCTGTCTGGGAGGGCGTAGATTTGGAATTATCGGCAAGTCCAGATGGCATGAAAATGAACTGGAAGTTAGATAGTCCAGATAGAGTTTCTTCTGTTCGCCTTCATTGGGCAGGGGCAGACAGTCTGGAAATAGACGAAAAAGGAAACTTACTGGTTCATCATGCCTTGGGGACATTGACTGATCTATATCCTATTGCCTATCAGGAAATAGATGGAGAGAGAAAACCAGTAGACTGCGTTTATCGGCTTTATGGAAGCTTTGACCTTGGTTTTGAACTCACGGGGAACTATTTGGAAAATACTCCCCTTATCATTGATCCCATCTTAACGTACGCCACCTACCTAGGAGGCAGTTTAACAGATGATGCAAGGGGTATTGCCGTAGATACTGGGGGTTGCGCATATGTTACGGGATTTACTACTTCCATTGATTTTCCGGTAACACCTGGTGCATTTCAAACTACCTATGGAGGTGGTCAAGATGCATTTGTTACCAAATTTGCCAGCAATGGAGGCTCCCTTATCTATTCCACTTATCTGGGAGGCAGCGGTATAGATACCGGCTTTGCTATTTCTTTGGATACTCAACAATGTGCGTACGTTACTGGTTTAACAAGATCTGCTGATTTTCCCACAACTCCTGGAGCATTTCAGACCACTCCTGGCGGAATATTTGTTACTAAGCTTGCGGTAGATGGGGAAAGCCTGATTTATTCTACCTTTTTAGGAAACACATTATCGGGGTCAGGTTCTGGCATTGCAGTTGATTCTGAGGGTTCTGCTCATGTTGCAGGATATACCAATGATCCCAATTTTCCCACTACACCTGGCGCGTTTCAGACTACAAAAATTGGTATTTTAGACACTGGCTTTATCACAAAATTGTCCGCTGATGGAGAGAGCCTTATCTATTCCACCTTTCTTGGAGGCAGTAATCAGGATTATAGCTATGACATTGCCTTTGACACTCAGTATCACGTTTTAGTTACAGGCGTTACTAATTCCCCTGATTTTCCTGTAACCGCCAGCGCCTATCAAACAACAAATACCAGTACTTCCGCATTTGTGACAAAGCTGGCTCTTGATGGAAGCGCACTTATTTACTCCACCTTTTTGTCTGGTAGCGCCAACTCAGCCGGATACAGCATCTCTGTGGACTCCTCGGGTAATGCTTGTGTTACTGGACGCGTCTATAGTACTGGCTTTCCAGTGACACCTGGGGCGTTTCAAATAACCTATGGAGGCGGACCTGTAAATACGTTTGCTTCCAAGTTATCTTCCGGCGGAGAAAGTCTCCTCGCTTCCACCTATCTTGGGGGCAATAGTTCTGACCCCAATTATGGAGGAACCATTGACACACAGGGCCGTATTTACGCTACTGGATACACTAGCTCACCCAACTTTCCATTAACTCCAGAAGTAATACCTTCTATATTAGATGGAGGTTCCAATATATATATCAGCATCTTTTCCACAGACTTAACGAAGCTTCTTGTCTCTTATTGTCTGGGAGGTGGAGTTGGCTATAATGTTGCTACAGGGCCAGAGGGCGCTGTATATGCAACAGGAGAGACTTTCTCTACCGCATTTCCTGCCACACCGGGTGCATACCAGACAACTTTGAATGGAACGGGTGATGCGTTCGTGACCAAAACCGGGTTTGCATATTACCGTCAGGCGTCGGTTGAAATAGAAGGATTGATTTAGGGATTTAAGAATAAAAATTAAGAGGTGTTTATCATGCAGAATATTGTTACGAATCCTTTCATTGAATATAGAACAAAACTCCCTCTCTCCTTTATCAAAAATAACGGGCAGGAAGATACCAGGGCTCACTTTTCCACGAACTACAAAGGACGGCGTTTCTTCTTTTCTTCTGATAGAATTACTTCTGTGGAGCTGGAACCTGTGGATGAACCAATACAGGAACCAGATGATCTCGCAGAGTCTTCAATGCAATCAGGAATACCTCGAAACGGTGTTGCTGTGGAACTTTCATTCGTAAATGCAAATCCAAACCTTACTCCAGAAGGAGTATTACCCCAACCAGGATACCACCACTTTTATAGGGGAAATGACTCTACAAAATGGAGCAATGGTGTTCCCCATTATAAAGAACTTCGCTATCCCTCTGTCTGGGAGGGTGTTGATCTGGAGCTTTCGGGCGGTCAAGAAGGATTGAAGATGAACTGGGTGTTAGATGATCCAGACAGAGTTTCTTCTATAAGACTACACTGGGCAGGAGCCGACAGTCTGGAACTAGACGCCACAGGAAACCTACTTGTCCATCATGTTTTGGGGACATTGACTGATTTGTCTCCTATTGCCTATTCGGAAATAGATGGGGAAAGAAGGCCAGTGGACTGCGTTTACCGGCTAAATGGAAGCTTTGATCTTGGTTTTGAGCTGACGGGTGACTATATGGAGAATACTCCCCTTATCATTGATCCAATCCTAATGTACGCCACTTACCTGGGCGGTAGCTTAACAGAAAATGCAAGAGGTATTGCAGTAGATACTGTGGGCTGCGCTTATGTTACAGGAACTACGTCTTCCGTTGATTTTCCTGTAACACCTGGCGCTTTCCAGACCACCGCTGGAAGTGGGGGTAATGCATATGTTACCAAATTTTCCAGCGATGGCAGCTCCCTTATTTATTCCACCTATCTGGGGGGCAGTAATGGTGCTAGTGCAAACTCCATTTTTTTGGATACACAAGAATGCGCTTATATTACAGGTTCAACAGGTTCCACGGATTTCCCCATTACCCCAGGTGCATACCAAACGACACCAGGAAGCTTATATATTACTAAACTTGCGCCAGACGGGGGAAGTTTAATTTACTCTACCTATTTAGGTGGCACAGCTAGTGGGTCGTCTAGTAACGGCATTGTAGTTGATCTTCAGGGCCATGCTCATGTTGCAGGATATACCCTTGACGCTATTTTTCCAACGACCCCAGGTGCATTTCAAACAACGAATTTGGGTCTTTCTGGTACTGGATTTATCACCAAATTTTCCACTGACGGAGGAAACCTTATCTACTCCACCTTCCTTGGGGGCACTGGTCAGGATATTATTAATGACATTACTGTTGATGCTCAAGGTTACGCTTATGTTACAGGCGGTACCAGTTCCACTGATTTCCCTGTAACACCAGGCGCTTTTCAAACAACGTTCACAGGAGGTTCCACATTTATAACAAAACTTGCCCTTGATGGAAGTGCTCTTATTTACTCCACCTTTTTGTCTGGCACTAGTAACTCCTCTGGACGCAGTATCTCTGTAGATACTCAAGGTAATTCTTATATTACAGGACGGGTTGATGGACCTGGTTTTCCTGTAACAGCTAACGCGTTTCAAACAACCTATGGGGGAGGATTTACAGATACATTTGCTTCTAAATTATCTCCAGGCGGGGAAAGTCTTATTGCCTCCACTTATTTAGGTGGAACGGTAGCTGATGTTAATTATACTGGTGCGATTGACATGCAAGGCCATATTTACGCGGCTGGATACACCACTTCGCCCAACTTTCCTTTAACCCCGGAAGTAATACCTTCTGTCCCTGGGGGTATATATATCAGCATTTTTTCCGCAGATTTAACAAAACTTCTAGTTTCTTATTGTCTGGGGGACTGGGGTGCTTATAACATGACCGTTGGGCGAGAAGGCGCAGTATATGTAACAGGGCAGACTTTTTCTACCGGATTTCCAGCCACGCCAGGGGCGTTCCAGACAACTTTAAATGGAACCAGTGATGCGTTTGTGACCAAAACCGGGTTTGCCTTTTACCGGCAGGCTTCGGTTGAAATTGACGGAATCACCACAATGACTTTTTAACAAGCATATGACTTTTTTTCTCATTGCGCAATTTAATAATAATTATGAGGTGTTATTTATGCAGAATATAGTTACGAATCCTCTAAACGAAGATAGGATAAAACTCCCCCTTACTTTTATCAAAAACAACGGACAGGAAGATTCCAGAGCTCAATTTACTACTAATCATAAGGGTCGGCGTCTTTTCTTCTCTTCTGACCGAATCACTTCTGTGGAACTGGAGCCTATGGAGGAGCCTCGAAAGGAACTGGGCAATCTCACAGAACTTTCAACCAATTTAGAAATTCCAACCGATTCAGAAGTTCCCCGAAACGGTGTTGCTGTGGAACTTTCATTTGTAAATGCAAATGTTAATCTTACTCCAGAGGGAGTGTTGCCACAACCAGGATACCACCACTTTTATAAGGGAAATGATTCTTCTAAATGGAATAATGGTGTTCCTCATTATAAAGAGCTTCGCTATCCCGGTGTCTGGGAAGGTGTGGATTTGGAGATATCGGGTAGCCAAGATGGTATGAAGATGAACTGGGTTTTAGACAGACCTTACAGAGCACCCTCTATACGCCTACACTGGGCAGGGGCCGGCAGTCTGGAACTAGACGCTACAGGAAACTTACTGGTCCATCATGCTCTTGGGACATTGACAGATTTATCTCCCATTGCCTATCAGGAAATAGATGGGGAAAGAAAGCCAGTAGATTGTGTCTACCGACTATTTGGAAGTTTTGAACTTGGTTTTGAACTGACAGGCAGTTATTTGGAGGATATTCCCCTTATCATTGATCCAATCCTAACGTATGCCTCCTACCTGGGGGGAAGTTTAACAGAATCAGGAAGAAGTATTGCGGTAGATACTCAGGGCTGTGCTTATGTTACGGGAATTACTACTTCTGTTGACTTTCCTGTAACACCCGGTGCGTTTCAAACCACCTATGGAGGTAACACAGATGCATTTGTTACCAAGTTTGCAAGCAATGGCAGCTCCCTTATTTATTCCACTTATCTGGGAGGCAGTGGCAATGAAAATGACAACGCCATTTCCTTGGATACAGAAGGGTGTGCTTATATTACAGGTGGAACGACTTCAGCCGATTTCCCCATTACTCCCGGTGCTTTTCAAACCACTGCAGGAAGAATATATGTTACTAAGCTTGCGCCAGACGGAGGTAGTTTGATTTATTCTACTTTTTTAGGATCTACAGCATCTGGAAATGGTAACGGAATCGCAGTTGATTCTCAGGGGCATGCTTATGTGGCTGGTTATACCAGTGACCTTAATTTTCCTGTTACCCCAGGTGCATTTCAAACTACGAAATTTGGGTTTCAAAGCGGTATTATTACGAAATTCTCACCTGATGGAGGAAGCCTTATCTATTCCACCTACCTGGAAGGCAGCGGTCAGGATATCATGAATGATATTGCAGTGGATGCTCAGGGTTACGCCTATGTCACAGGATCAACCTCTTCCACTGACTTTCCTGTAACACCAAGCGCTTTTCAAACTACTTCCACCGGAAATTCTGCATTTATAACGAAACTCGCCCTTGATGGAAGTGCTCTTATTTATTCCACCTATTTGTCTGGCAGTACCACTTCTAGCGGGCGTAGTATTTCTGTGGATTCTTTTGGTATTTCCTGTGCTACAGGAAATGTCCTTGGGGCCGGTTTTCCAGTAACACCTGGAGCATATCAGACAGTCTATCCAGGGGGGACTGTAAGTACGTTTGTTTCCAAGCTATCTCCTGGCGGAGATAATCTTATAGCCTCCACTTATTTTGGCGGCACTGCTGCTAACTCAAACAATGGAGGAACAATTGACGCGCAGGGCCATATTTACGTTATCGGAGTCGCTAACTTGCCCGATTTCCCACTAACACCAGATGTAATACCTTCTGTACTGGATGGAAGTTCAAATATATATATTAGTATCTTTTCCGCAGACTTAACAAAACTTCTTGTTTCTTACTGTCTGGGAAGTGGAATTGGTTATAGCATTGCCACGGGGGCGGAAGGTGCGGTATATGCAACAGGGCAAGCCCTTTCTACTGGATTTCCCGCCACGCTGGGAGCATTCCAGACAACATTAAATGGAACCAGTGATGCGTTTGTGACGAAAACCGGGTTTGCATTTTACCGACAGGCTTCCGTTGAAATACGCGGATTGTTTTAGAGAATTCTATAAATAATGAATTATGAGGTGTTATTTATGCAGAACATTGTTACGAATCCTTTCAATGAATATAAAACGAAACTCCCCCTCTCCTTTATCAAAAACAACGGGCAGGAAGATTCCAGAGCTCAATTTACGACTAATCACAAGGGACGGCGTCTTTTCTTCTCTTCTGACCGAATTACTTCTGTGGAACTGGAACCTATGGAGGAAGGGCTACCGGAACCTGATGATCTCACAGGACTTCCAACCGAGTCAGAAACTCCCCGAAACGGTGTGGCTGTGGAACTTTCATTTGTAAATGCAAGTCCAAATCTTACCCCTGAGGGAGTGTTGCCGCAACCAGGATATCACCACTTTTATAAGGGGAATGACTCTTCAAAATGGAACAATGGTGTTCCTCATTATAAAGAGCTTCGCTATCCTGCTGTCTGGGAAGGCGTGGATTTAGAGATATCGGGTAGTCAAGATGGTATGAAGATGAACTGGGTTTTAGACAGACCTGACAGAGCTTCCTCTGTACGCCTACGCTGGGTAGGCGCTGACAGTCTGGAAATAGATGTCACAGGAAACTTACTAGTCCATCATGCTCTTGGGACATTGACTGATTTATCTCCCATTGCCTATCAGGAAATAGATGGGGAAAGAAAGCCAGTAGACTGTGTCTACCGACTATTTGGAAGTTTTGAACTTGGTTTTGAACTGACAGGCAGTTATTTGGAGGATATTCCCCTTATCATTGATCCAATCCTAACGTACGCATCCTACCTGGGAGGAAGTTTAACAGAAACAGGAAGAGGTATTGCGGTAGATACTCAGGGCTGTGCTTATGTTACGGGAACCACTACTTCTGTTGACTTTCCTGTAACACCCGGTGCGTTTCAAACCACCTATGGAGGTGACACAGATGCATTTGTTACCAAGTTTGCAAGCAATGGTGCCTCCCTTATTTATTCCACTTACGTTGGAGGCAGTGGCATTGAACCCTACAACTTCATTTCCCTGGATACGGAAGGATGTGCTTATATTACAGGTAGAACAACTACAACCGATTTCCCCATTACTCCCGGTGCATTTCAAACTACTAGTGGAAGTATATATGTTACTAAGCTCGCGCCAGACGGGAGTAGTTTGATTTATTCAACTTTTCTAGGGTTTTCAGGAGCTGGAACAGGAAATGGAATTGCAGTTGATTCTCAGGGCCATGCTTATGTAGCTGGATATACCAGTGACCTTAATTTTCCTGTTACTCCAGGTGCATTTCAAACTACGAAATTGGGGGTTGATAGTGGATTTATTACGAAATTCTCACCTGATGGAGGAAGCCTTATCTATTCCACCTACCTGGAAGGCAGCGGTCAGGATATCATTAATGACATTGCAGTGGATGCTCAGGATTACGCCTATGTAACAGGAATAACCTCTTCCATTGACTTTCCTGTAACACCAGGCGCTTTTCAAACTACGTCCACTGTAAATTCCGCGTTTATAACAAAGCTCGCCCTTGATGGAGGTGCCCTTATTTATTCCACCTATTTGTCGGGCAGCGCCGTTACAAACGGACAAAGTATTTCTGTGGATTCTTATGGTAATGCCTATGTTACAGGGTTCGTTAATGGGCCTGGTTTTCCAGTAACACCTGGAGCATTTCAGACAATCTATCCAGGAGGGTTCCAAAATACGTTTATTTCCAAGTTATCTCCTGGCGGAAATAGTCTTATTGCCTCTACTTTTTTAGGAGGTAATAGTTTAGATATTAGCCGGGGAGGAACACTTGATGCACAAGGCCGTATTTACGTCACCGGATCTACTAGCTCGCCTAACTTCCCATTAACACCAGATGTTATTCCTTCTCAACGCGATGGAAGTTCAGATATATATATCAGTATCTTATCCCCAGATTTGACAAATCTTCTTGTTTCTTACTGTCTGGGAAGTGGAGTTGGTTATAGCATTGCCACAGGGCCTGAAGGTGCAGTATATGCAACAGGGCAGACCCTTTCTACGGAATTTCCAGCCACACCGGGCGCATTCCAGACAACGTTAAATGGAGCCAGTGATGCATTTGTGACTAAAACAGGGTTTGCTTTTTACCGTCAGGCTTCCGTTGAGATTGATGGATTTTTTTAGAGAATTCTATAAATAATGAATTATGAGGTGTTATTTATGCAGAACGTTGTTACGAATCCTTTGAATGAATATAGAACGAAACTCCCCCTCTCCTTTATCAAAAACAACGGTCAGGAAGATTCCAGAGCTCAATTTACTACAAATTATAAGGGACGGCGTATTTTCTTCTCTTCTGACCGGATCACTTCGGTAGAACTGGAACCTATAGAGGAAGCGCTGCCGGAACCGGATGATCTCACAGAACTTCCAACCGAGTCAGAAACTCCCCGAAACGGTGTGGCTTTAGAGCTATCATTTGTAAATGCAAATCCAAATCTTACTCCAGAGGGAGTGTTGCCGCAACCAGGATATCACCACTTTTATAAGGGGAATGACTCTTCAAAATGGAAGAATGGTGTTCCTCATTATAAAGAGCTTCACTATCCTGCTGTATGGGAAGGCGTGGATTTGGAGATATCGGGTAGTCAAGAGGGCTTGAAGATGAACTGGGTGTTAGACAGACCAGACAGAGCATCCTCTATACGCCTACACTGGGCAGGAGCTGACAGTCTTGAAATAGATGCCACAGGAAACTTACTAGTCCATCATGCCTTGGGGATATTGACTGATTTGGCTCCCATTGCTTATCAGGAAATAGAAGGGGAAAGAAAGCCAGTAGACTGTATTTACCGACTATTTGGAAGTTTTGAACTTGGTTTTGAACTGACTGGCAGCTATCTGGAGAATACTCCCCTTGTCATTGATCCAATCCTAACGTACACCTCCTATTTAGGCGGTAGCCTCTTAGATGAAGGAAGAGGTATTGCCGTAGATACTGAGGGCTGTGCTTTTGTTACGGGAACTACTACTTCCGTTGACTTTCCTGTTACACCCGGTGCGTTTCAAACAACCTTAAGAGGTAGCCAAGACGCTTTTGTTACCAAGTTTGCAAGCAATGGCGGCTCCCTTATTTATTCCACTTACCTGGGCGGTAGTGATGTTGAAACTGACAACTCCATTACCTTGGATACAGAAGGGTGTGCTTATATTACAGGCAGAACACTTTCAGCCGATTTCCCCGTTACTCCCGGTGCGTTTCAAACTACGAGTGGAAGTATATATGTTACTAAGATTGCGCCGGACGGGGGGGAGTTTAATTTATTCTACTTTTTTAGGATATGGAGGAAATGGAACTGGTTACGGCATTGCAGTGGATTCTCAGGGCCATGCTTATGTGACTGGAAGTACCAGTGACCTTAATTTTCCTGTTACTCCAGGTGCTTTTCAAACTACGAAATTTGGGTTTGAAAGCGGATTTATTACAAAATTTTCTTCTGATGGAGGAAGCCTTATCTATTCCACCTACCTGGAAGGCAGTAATCAGGATGTAATCAATGACATTGCGGTGGATGCTCAGGGCTACGCCTATGTAACAGGTCTTACCGGTTCCACTGACTTTCCTGTAACACCAGGCGCTTTTCAAACTACTTTCACTGGAAGTTCTGCATTTATAACAAAGCTCGCTCTTGATGGAAGTGGCCTTATTTATTCCACCTTTTTATCTGGCAGTTCCTCTTCCAACGGACAAAGCATTTCTGTGGATTCTTTTGGTAATGCCTGCGTTACAGGACGCGCATATGGCGATGGCTTTCCAGTAACACCTGGAGCATTTCAGACAGTATATACAGGGGGACTTTCTAATACGTTTGCTTCCAAGTTATCTCCAGGCGGAGACAATCTCATCGCCTCCACCTATTTAGGAGGTTCTGCTAATGACCTTAACCTTGGTGGAGCAATTGACGCGCAAGGCCGTATTATAGCCACCGGATACACTAGCTCGCCCAACTTTCCTTTGACGCCAGATGTGATCCCCTCTTTATTCGAGGCAGGCATAAATATATATATCAGTATCTTTTCCTCAGATTTGACAAAACTTCTTGTATCTTATACCCTAGGGAGTGGATGGGGTAATAGCATTGCCACAGGGCTGGATGGCGCAATTTATGCCACAGGGGTGACCCAATCCACTGAATTACCTGCAACGCCGGGTGCATACCAGACTACTTTAAATGGGACTCGTGATGCTTTTGTCATCAAAACCGGGTTTGCCTTTTACCGCCAGGCATCGGTTGAGATTGAGGGATTGTTTTAGAGAATTAATGATAGAACCACCACGCAATGGCAACTTGTCAGGATTGTCTCAAAGAATGAACATTTTGCATATTATACTCTATCAAATAAATGATTATGAGGTGTTAATTATGCAGAATATTATGGCAGACCCATTGCCTTTAAATAAAATCAAGCTTCCTCTCTCCTTTGTTGCAAATAACGGACAGGAGGACTCCAGGGCACACTTTACTACCAGCATTAAGAACCGGCGTATTTTCTTCTCCTCAGATCGGATTACCTTGGTCGAGCTGGAAGCCATAGAGGAATCGATACCAGAATCTGATGATTTTCCTGCCCCTATCACTGAATCTGACGAGCCAAGAAATGGTGTTGCCCTGGAGCTTTCTTTTACAAATGCAAATGCCAGTTTTGCCCCTGAGGGCATATCCCAACTGCCGGGACATCACCATTTTTACCGGGGAAATGATACTACAAAATGGAACAATGGCGTTCCTCATTATAAGGCGCTTCGATATCCGGGAGTCTGGAATGGGGTTGATTTGGAGCTATCGGGTAGTAAAGATGGTTTGAAAATGAACTGGTTATTGGATACACCAGACCGGATTTCCTCCATCCGACTTCATTGGGCAGGGGCAGACAGTCTGGAGTTAGACTCTACTGGGAAGCTTTTGGTTCATCATGCATTGGGAACCTTAACTGATTTGGCGCCCATTGCTTATCAGGAGATTGAGGGAGAAAGAAAACCAGTAGACTGCGTTTATCGACTATATGGAAGTTTTGAACTTGGTTTTGAACTAACTGGAACGTATTTGGAAAATCTCCCTCTTATCATTGACCCAATCCTTCCGTATGCCACATATTTAGGGGGCAGCTTGACGGATCAATCCAGAGGAATTGCAGTAGATACCCAGGGGTGTGCCCATGTAGTTGGTGATACAACCTCAATTGATTTTCCTGTGACACCTGGCGCTTTTCAGACAACCAATGCTGGCGTAAGTGATGTATTTATCACTAAGTTTTCCAGCGACGGCAGTTCTCTTATCTATTCCACCTATCTTGGAGGCAGCGGTACGGATCTTGGTTATGCCATTGCCTTGGATACCCAAGGCTGCCCCTACGTCACAGGACAGACTAATTCGGCTAATTTTCCAATTACACCGGGGGCATTTCAGACAACGGCTGGAGGAATATTTGTCACAAAGCTTGCGGCGGATGGTGAGAGCCTTATTTACTCCACCTTTTTAGGTAACTCGGGAGGATTAGGTTATGGCATTGCAGTTGACTCTCAAGGCTGTTCTTATGTCACTGGCCAAGGTGGCACTATACCTACTACACCCGGAGCGTTTCAAACGACTCTTACCGCTCCAGTAGGTGCTGTTGGTTTTATTACAAAGTTTTCCAATGATGGCAGCGACCTCATTTATTCTACCTATCTTTATGGTAACGGTAATGGCTATTGCATGGGGATTGCTTTGGATGCTTATGATTATGCCTATGTTACAGGTATTACTAATGCTACTAATTTTCCAGTAACACCTGGTGCCTTTCAGACAACACTAACCTCCAATGCAGTAACTGTCACAAAACTTGCCATAGATGGAAGTTCACTGGCCTACTCCACCTTTTTATCTGGCAATGCTAGTGATGTAGCCCGTAGTATTGCAGTAGATAGTCAAGGCTGTGCCTATGTTACAGGTAGAACCGCCTCTGCTGATTTTCCAGTAACACCAAACGCGTTTCAGACAACCTATGGAGGTGGGAGTGATGATGTATTTCTCACTAAGCTATCACCTGGAGGAAACAGTTTAATCGGATCCACCTTTTTAGGTGGAGACCTTCACGATGATGGTTTTGGTGTTGCTTTGGATGAATATGGCCACGCCTACGTTACAGGACACACTTCTTCTCAAAATTTTCCAACAACACCCAATGTAATTTCCTCTGCTTTAAAAGGAACATATGATGCATTTATCTGTATTCTATCCTCAGATTTGACAAATCTCATTGTCTCTTACTATTTGGGAGGCAACGGAGGTGAAACTGGTCAGGGAATTGCTCTTGGGCCGCAGGGTGCGGTGTACACGGCTGGGTCTACCAGCTCCGCTGATTTTCCCGTTACTCCTGGGGCTTACCAGGCAACACTTAACGGAACATCAGACGCATATGTTACAAGAACTGCTTTTGCCTTTTACAGACAAGCTTCAGTTGATGTAACTGGATATTTATGATGATATGAGAAAAGAGGGAACTGGTTTTTTGGCCTTATGTGAGGTTTGTCTCATAAAGAGATTATTCTGCATATTATGCTCTATCAAATAAATGATTAAGAGGTGTTAATTATGCAGAATATTATGACAGACCCATTGCTTTTAAATAAAATCAAGCTTCCTCTCTCCTTTGTTGCTAATAACGGACAGGAGGACTCCAGGGCACACTTTTCTACCAGCATTAAGAACCGGCGTATTTTCTTCTCCTCAGACCGGATCACACTGGTAGAGCTGGAACCAATAGAGGAATCATTTCCAGAACCTGATGATTTTCCTGCCCCTATCAATGAGCCTGACGAGCCAAGAAACGGTGTTGCTCTGGAGCTTTCTTTTACAAATGCTAATGCCAGTCTTGCCCCTGAGGGCATATCCCAACTGCCGGGACATCACCATTTTTACCGGGGAAATGATTCTACAAAATGGAACAATGGCGTTCCTCATTATAAGGAGCTTCGATATCCGGGAGTCTGGGATGGGGTTGATTTGGACCTATCGGGTAGTAAAGATGGTTTGAAAATGAATTGGGTGTTGGATAAACCAGACCGGATTTCTACCATTCGTCTTCATTGGGCAGGGGCAGACAGCTTGGAAATAGATTCAACGGGGAACCTTCTGGTTCATCATGCACTGGGGACCTTAACTGATTTGGCTCCCATTGCCTATCAGGAAATAGAAGGGGAAAGAAAACCAGTAGACTGCGTTTATCGGCTATATGATAGTTTTGACCTTGGTTTTGAACTTATTGGCAGCTATATGGAGGATTTGCCTCTTATCATTGACCCAATCATTGCGTATGCCACCTATTTAGGAGGCAGCTTGACTGATGGGTGCAGTGGTATTGCAGTTGATACGCAGGGCTGTGTCTATGCTGTGGGATCTACAAACTCAATTGATTTCCCTGTAACTCCTGGTGCTTTTCAGACCTCCAATGCTGGCGGAAGTGATGTATTTATCACTAAGTTTTCCAGCGACGGCAGTTCTCTTATCTATTCCACCTATCTTGGAGGCAGCGGTTCGGATACTGGCAATGCCATCTCCTTGGATACGCAAGATTGTGCCTATGTCACCGGGGCGACAACTTCGGCTAATTATCCAATCACATCTGGAGCGTTTCAGACCACTGCAGGGGGTATCTTCGTAAGTAAGCTTGCCGCAAATGGAGAGAGTCTCGTTTACTCCACGTTTTTGGGAAACGCGGGAAGCAGAGCTTTGGGTATTGCTGTAGACTTTCAGGGTTCTGCTTATGTTACGGGTGAAGGTGGTATTATACCCACTACCCCGGGTGCATTTCAAACGACTCCTCCCAGTTCAGTAAGCTCTATTGGTTTTATTACTAAATTTTCAGATGACGGAGGAAGTCTTATTTATTCCACCTACCTTGGAGGAAGCAGCAGTGGTCACTGTAATGGTATTGCTTTGGATTCTTATAACTACGCTTATGTTATCGGAATGACCGGTTCTACTGATTTTCCTGTAACCCCGGGCGCATTTCAAACCACTCTTATCGGTACTGGAGCATTTGTCACGAAACTTTCCACAGATGGAAGTGCACTGGTCTACTCCACCTTTTTATCTGGAAGTTCTTATGATGATGGTCGCAGCATTGCTGTAGATAATCGTGGTCATGCTCTTGTCACTGGAAGAACCACTTCTATTGATTTTCCAGTGACAGCTAATGCTTTTCAAATAACCATTGGCGGAGGCTCAGACGCATATCTTACCAAACTATCCCCAGGAGGAGACAGTCTGATTGGATCCACTTATCTAGGAGGAAGCCAACATGATGATGGTTATGGTATTACCGTGGATGAACTAGGCCATGTCTATGTCACAGGGCATACTTCCTCTCCCAACTTTCCAACAACTCAAAATGTGCTTGCATCTGTATTAATTGGAGCTCCAGATTCGTTCATCAGCATCCTCTCATCCGATTTAGCCCACCTGCTTGTTTCTTACTATTTGGGTGGAAGTGGAGGCGATACTGGTTCTAGCATAGTTCTGGGGCCGGAAGGTGCTGTATATACAGGGGGAGAGACCTCCTCTGCAAATTTCCCCGTTACTCCAGGGGCATATCAGACAACTTTAAATGGGACTCGTGATGCTTATATTACCAAAACAGGGTTTGTGCTTTACCGGCAGGCCTCCGTTGAAATTGAAGGGTGGTTTTAGAGACTTAAAGTTAGGACCACCACACAATGGCAACTTGTCAGGTTTGTCTCAAAGAAAGAAGCGTAAATTATGCAAAATATGATAATTGATTCTAATGGTTATGATAAGAACAAACTTCCACTCTCCTTTGTTAAGAATAATGGGCAGGAGGACCAGAGGGCACATTTTACTACTAATTATAAAGGACGGAGATTTTTCTTTTCCCCAGACCGGATTACTTCAGTGGAGCTAGAACACAAGGAGAAACAGGTCCCGGAGCTCGGCCATTTCCCTGGCCCTGTTGAGGACTCGGATGAGCTTAGAAACGGGGTAGCCCTAGAGCTTTCCTTTACAGATGCAAATCCAAATCTCACTCCAGAAGGCGTATCCCAGCAGCCAGGATATCACCATTATTTCAGGGGAAATGACTCTGCAAAATGGCGAAATGGCATCCCCCATTATAAGGAGCTACGGTATGCTGCTGTCTGGGAAGGGGTGAATCTGGAGATTTCTGCAAGTGAAGACGGTTTGAAAATGAACTGGTTATTAGATAAGCCACTCCGCGCTTCGTCTATCCAGCTTCATTGGGCAGGGGTAGACAGTCTGGAAATTGATGCAACAGGAAATCTTTTGGTTCATCATGCACTAGGGACACTGACCGACCTGGCTCCAATTGCTTATCAAGAAATAGATGGGATTAAAATACCGGTAGACTGTGCTTATCAGCTCTATAGCGAGTTTGATTTTGGGTTTGAACTAACTGGAGATTATTCTACCGAAGTCCCCATAATTATTGATCCTATCCTTCAGTATGCTACCTATCTTGGTGGCAGCGGTGTTGATATTGGTCAGGGAATTGCTGTAGATAGCCAGGGGCATGCTTATGTCACAGGATACACCTATTCAATAGATTTTCCAGTAACTCCTGGTGCCTTTCAGACCACAATTGCCGGTTCATACAATGTGTTTATTACGAAATTTTCCAGCGATGGAGCATCACTTATCCGAACGTTTGTCTCATAGAATAAATATTTTGCATATTATGCTTTATACCATTTAGAAAGAGGTGTATATTATGCAAAATCATTTAAAAGATTCCGTTCATTTAAATAAATGTAAGCTTCCTCTCTCATTTGTTAAAAATAATGGGCAGGAAGATCAGAGAGCGAACTTTACGACAAATTTTAAAGGCCGCCGTTTTTTCTTTTCTTCAGACCGGATTACTTCCGTGGAGCTGGAGCCTATAGAGGAAGAAGTCCCAGAGCCAGATCAGCCTAGAAATGGTGTGGCTCTGGAGCTCTCTTTTACAAATGCAAATACCAATCTTTTCCCGGAAGGTATATCTCAGCAAGAGGGATATCACCATTTTTTCAAGGGAAATGACTCTTTAAAGTGGCAAAATGGAGTTCCCCATTATAGGGAACTAAAATATAATGCTGTCTGGGACGACGTGGATCTGGAGATTTCCGCCGGTGAAGATGGCTTAAAAATGAACTGGTTGTTAGATAAACCAGAAAGAGTTTCATCGATCCGACTTCATTGGGAAGGGGCTGACCGTTTGGAGATAGATGAAACGGGAAATTTACTCATTCATCATGTATTGGGAACATTGACTGACTTAGCTCCCATTGCTTATCAAGTTATCGGTGGAGTTAATATTCCGGTGAGCTGTGCTTATCGGCGCTATAGCGACTTTGATTTTGGTTTCCAGCTGAGTGGAGATTATTCGACTGATAGTCCTCTTGTCATTGATCCCATTCTACAGTATTCCACCTATTTTGGAGGCCCAGATGTACTAAATGGTAATGCGATTGCGATAGATGACCAAGGGCAAGCCTATGTGGCGGGATACGTAAATTCAACTGGATTACCAGTAACACCAGGTGCCTTTCAAACTACTTTTGCAGGAAATGAAGATGCATATATTACTAAGTTTTCCAGCAACGGAGAATCTCTCATTTATTCCACTTATCTTGGCGGTAGTGGTCGCGAATATAGCTGGAGTATTGGAATTGATACGGAATATTGTGCCTATGTGACTGGACAAACAAATTCTATTAACTTTCCAATAACACCAGGTGCTTTTCAAACCACTCGTGGCTATATGTTTGTTACTAAAATAGCTGCAGACGGTGGAAGCCTTATTTACTCCTCCTTTTTGGGAAACAATAATACTGATATTAGTTATGATATTGCCGTGGATACGCAAGGTAGTGCTTATGTGACAGGGCGAACCGCCTCCACTGTTTTGCCTTCTACTCCGGGCGCTTTTCAAACCACTTTACCCGGTACTAGTACTAGTGGATTTATTACTAAAGTTTCCCCCGACGGAGCAACCCTTATTTATTCCACCTACCTTGGAGGTAGTGGAAGTGATGACTGTCTTGGCATTGCTTTGGACACTCAGGGGCATGCCTATGTGACTGGCACTACCAGTTCCATTGATTTTCCTATAACACCCGGTGCTTTCCAGACCACGTTTATTGTGGATGCAGCATTTATTACAAAACTGGCAGTGGACGGTAGTTCTCTTGTTTACTCCACCTTTTTGGGCGGTAGCGATTATGATTACGCTTATAGTATTGCTGTGGATACCTTGGGCCATGCTTTTGTCACGGGAGACACCAATTCATCTGATTTTCCAGTAACACCTGGCGCTTTCCAGACAACAAAAGGCCCTGCTATTAATCAACCATTTATATCAAAGTTATCTCCGTCTGGAAACAGTCTGATTGGATCCACCTATTTTGGGGGAAGCTCAGCGAGTGCAGTTAGAGATATTACCACAGATTTACAGGGCCATGCTTATATCATAGGAAATACTTCAGCGTCCGACTTTCCAATAACACCAAACGTGATCCCTTCAACATGGACCGGAAATGGGGCTGCATTTATCAGCATTCTTTCAGCAGATCTAACTAACCTTATTGTTTCATACTATATAGGTGGAAATAACACAAATGATGGACACAGTATTGACATCGGACCAGAAGGTGCAATATATAAGACAGGGAATACTAGTTCGACTGATTTTCCTGTTACTCCAGGAGCTTACCAGACAACTTTAATTGGAAGACAAGATGCTTTTGTGAACAAAACAGCATTTGCATTTTATAATAAAGTATCTTTTAATTTAGTTAAATTGCATTAATATTTTATGGTAAGGGGCCGTGTTGACTGGCCCCTTACCATACGTTTGTCTCATAAAATAATTAATTTGCATATTATGCTTTATACCATTTAGAAAGAGGTGTATATTATGCAAAATCATTTAAAAGAATCCGTTCATTTAAATAAATGTAAACTTCCTCTCTCATTTGTTAAAAATAATGGGCAGGAAGATCAGAGAGCCCACTTTATGACAAATTATAAAGGCCGTCGTTTTTTCTTTTCTTCAGACCGGATTACTTCCGTTGAACTGGAGCCTATAGAGGAAGAAGTCCCAGAGCCAGATCAGCCTAGAAATGGTGTGGCTCTGGAGCTCTCTTTTACAAATGCAAATACCAATCTTTTCCCGGAAGGAATCTCTCAGCAGGAGGGATATCACCACTTTTTCAAAGGAAATGACTCTTTAAGGTGGCAAAATGGAGTTCCCCATTATAAGGAACTAAAATATAAGGCTGTCTGGCAGGGCGTGGATCTGGAGATTTCTGCCAGTGATGATGGTTTGAAAATGAACTGGTTATTAGATAGTCCTGAACACGTCTCTTCTCTCCGACTTCATTGGGAAGGGGCTGAGAGTCTGGAGATAGACGAGTCCGGAAATCTTCTGGTACACCATGCACTAGGAACCCTCACCGACTTAGCTCCTATTGCTTATCAGGAGATAGATGGTATTGTCATACCAGTGAACTGCGCCTATCAGCTTTACAATGATTTCGATATTGGTTTTGAATTAGTTGGAGATTATTCTTCAGATGCCCCCCTTGTCATTGATCCCATTCTTCTGTATTCCACCTATCTTGGAGGCGCAGATATACAATACGGTCAATCAATTGCTGTAGATGACCAGGGTCATGCCTATGTAGTTGGATACGTGAATTCAACTGGCTTCCCAGTAACACCAGGTGCCTTTCAAACTACTTTCTCCGGAAATGTAGATGCGTATGTCACCAAGTTTTCCCCCAACGGAGAATCTCTTGTTTATTCCACGTATCTTGGAGGCAGTGGCGTAGATAGAGGATATAGTATTTCCTTGGATGATGAATATTGCGCCTATGTCACAGGAGAGACCCGCTCAATAAACTTTCCAATAACACCAGGTGCCTTTCAAACCACTCGTGGCTATATGTTTGTTACTAAAATAGCGGCAGACGGTGGGAGCCTTATCTACTCTTCTTTTTTGGGAAACAGCAATACTGATGTTGGTTATGATATTGTCGTGGATCCGCAAGGTAGTGCTTATGTGACAGGGAGGACCAACTCCACTGTTTTGCCCTCTACCCCCGGCGCCTTTCAAACCACCTTACCCAATGCAAACAGTAGTGGGTTCATTACTAAAGTTTCCCCTAACGGAGCAAGCCTGATTTACTCCACCTACCTTGGGGGTAGTCTTTATGATGGCTGCCAAGGAATTGCTTTGGATGCCCAGGGGCATGCGTATGTTACTGGCACTACTCAATCTACTAATTTTCCTATAACACCGGGTGCTTATCAGACTACTTTTATAGATAATGCAATAATTATTACCAAATTGGCAATTGACGGAAGTTCTCTTATCTACTCTACCTTTTTGGCCGGAAGCGGTAATGATGTCGGACTTAACATTGATGTAGATATCTTGGGTCATGCATTTGTCACAGGATACACCAGCTCATCTGATTTTCCAGTAACGCCTAACGCGTTCCAAGCAACAAAAGGAACTGCTGTAACTACTGGGTATGTATCCAAGCTATCTCCATCTGGAGATAGTTTAATTGCCTCCACCTACTTGGGGGGAAGCCTTTCAAGTTCCTGTAATGATATTAAAACTGATATACAAGGTCATGCATATGTCACGGGTCAAACTCAATCAGCCGATTTTCCAACAACACCAGATGTATTTCCTTCTTCTTTAAGAGGAAATTCAAATGCAATTATAAGTGTTTTTACAGCAGATCTTACTAACCTTATTGTTTCTTACTATCTGGGCGGAAGCAATTATGATGGTGGCTCAGCTATTGATATCGGACTGGATGGTGCCATATATACGACAGGAACGACTGACTCTATTAATTTCCCCGTTACGCCAGGAGCATTCCAGACGACACTTATTGGAAGAGAAGATGCTTATGTTAACAAAGCAGCGTTTGCATTTTATAATCAGATATCTCTGAATGTGATAAAATTAGTATAGGTATTTCCTACAAAATAATATGCCTTGGTCAATATTAGATGCCGGCAACCTGTCTATGAAAGACAGATTGCCGGCATCTATTTTTTATTCCCCCAACCTAAATCTTAACAGCCTTACCTACTCGATTCTCAGAGTAATTACGTCCCCTGCTGTTAGGCTTAGTATAATTGAGTTAGAGAATGTGCCCACCATTATCTCGGTTGGAACGGCGGCAGAATTAACATCTACTCCGTTAACGGCTACGGTGACCGTAGCGTCAATATTATTGCTTATTGAAATACTATAATTAATCTTATATACGCCGGTTTGCTCTATTGTTATAGGTGCAGTACCAGGTGTATGGGTAATTCCCTGCAAGATCCCGTTATTACTAAAAAGAACATCTCCTGATAATAATACTGCTGTTTCGGAGTCCTCTGCCAATGGTGTAAATACGTTTCCAAAAACAGTTATGCCTGGTCCTGTATCACCAGTTGCTCCTGTTGGACCTGTTGCCCCTGTGGGACCAGTCGCTCCCGTTGGGCCGGTATCCCCTGTCGGACCGGTCGCTCCTGTTGGGCCAATACCCGTTGGACCAGTGTCTCCCGTTGGGCCGGTCGCTCCCGTCGGACCGGTCGCTCCTGTTGGACCGGTGGCTCCTGTTGGACCCGTCGCTCCGGTCGGACCCGTGGCTCCTGTTGGTCCCGTCGCTCCCGTTGGACCCGTCGCTCCGGTCGGACCGGTGGCTCCCGTCGGGCCTGTGTCTCCTGTCGGGCCGGTCGCTCCCGTTGGACCGGTGGCTCCTGTCGGACCGGTGATTCCTGTCGGGCCGGTCTCTCCCGTTGGACCGGTGGCTCCTGTTGGTCCCGTCGCTCCTGTCGGACCCGTCGCTCCCGTTGGACCCGTTACCCCTGTCGGGCCGGTATCTCCTGTAGGACCGGTGGCTCCCGTTGGTCCGGTGGCTCCAGTTGGACCCGTCACCCCAGTTGGACCCGTGGCTCCTGTTGGTCCGGTCGCTCCTGTTGATCCGGTCGCTCCTGTCGGGCCGGTCTCTCCTGTTGGACCCGTCGCTCCTGTCGGGCCTGTCGCTCCTGTGGGACCGGTAGCTCCCGTTGGGCCGGTTACTCCTGTCGGACCGGTAGCTCCCGTGGGACCGGTGGCTCCTGTTGGACCACTAGCTCCTGTTGGACCCGTCGCTCCTGCCAGACCCGAAGTTCCCGCCGGGCCAGGGGCTCCGGTCGGACCGGTCGCTCCCGTTGGACCAGTGTCTCCCGTTGTACCTGCAGCTCCGGTTGGACCACTATCTCCTGTCGGACCTATATCTCCCGTCGGGCCGGTCGCTCCTGTAACACCAGGGGCTCCTGTGGGGCCGGTATCTCCTGTTGGACCAGTGGCTCCCGTGGGACCGGTGGCTCCGGTTTGGCCGGTCGCTCCTGTTGAACCAGTGTCTCCGATTGAGCCGGTAGCTCCTGTCGGACCGGTGGCTCCGGTTGGACCGGTTTGACCTGTTGGACCTGTTGTTCCAGCTGTACCTGTAGGACCAGTGGGGCCAGTGAATCCAGTTTCGCCGGTCGCTCCTGCCGGACCGGTATCTCCTGTTGGGCCGGTGGCTCCCGTTGGGCCTATATCTCCCGTTGGACCGGTGGCTCCCGTTGGGCCTATATCTCCCGTTGGACCGGTGGCTCCTGTTGAACCAGTAGCTCCGGTTGGGCCGATATTACCTGTTGGGCCAGTGGCTCCTGTTGGGCCGGCATTTCCCGTCGGACCTGTCGCTCCAGCCGGACCAGTGGCTCCCGATGGTCCTGTTGCCCCTGTCGGACCGGTGGCTCCGTTTAACTTATGCACATACTTCTATTTTTCTGGAAAAGGATTCTTGAAATTATAGTGAATAAAGACATTCCTTTCTTTGTCTATTTCGATTTTTTCAATTAATTGAGTTAAAATGGTCTTATCTGGTACCTGGAATTGAATGATATCTGTAAGAACCTTTTCATAGTTATCACAATCCTGGTTGTTTGAGTTCAGCACCTGCTGCAATTTTTTCATTTGCTCATATCGGGTGTTTACATTTTCCTTTTCTTTAATATAGTCATTGATAAGAGTGATAAAGGTATCATTTGTTATGATTTTATTTACCTTATCCTCGTATAGTTTCTTCATAAATGTCTGGATTTCCATGCGTCTCTTCTCAAGTTGAACCAGCTCACCACTGTACATATCCGTTTTTTCTTTCTTTGCTAAAGATCCAAATTGCTTATAAAAGTCGTTGGGTAAAGCTTTTAAAGCAATTTCTCTAAGCTCATTCATGATGAAAGAATCCAGGGTTTCTTCATCAATATAATGACTGCTGCAATAGCTTTTTCCGTGTCTTAAATAAGTCATACAGCTCATTTTATGCTTCCCATTTACCTTTTTATAGGTGAGCTTGGAGCCACATTCTTTGCAGTAAACAAGCCCATTTAGAAGGTGCTTTGCACCACTCTTTCTTCCATAAAGAACGGTCTTTTTATCCATTAATTTTTGTACTAAATTGTACTGCTCCTGATCAATGATGGGTTCATGAGTATTCTCAACGATAATCCATTCTGATTGTTTGTAGTTCTTCATTTTCTTTGTTTTATAGTTAATCTTTCCTGATCTTCTCTGTGCCATATGGCCGAGATAAGTTGGATTTGTAAATACATTTTTCACCATTCCCTGGTTCCATAATCTCCGATCGGTCCTCTTGTTTTTATAATTACAGAAGGTCTCTTTGTAAGCAATGGGGGAAGGAATATTTTCTTCGTTCAAGATTTTAGCTATGGCTCCCATGCTGTTGTCATTGATATAGAGATTGTACATACGTTTCACGATGGCCGAGGCATAGGGGTCAACAATTAATTTATTTTTGTTATCAGGGTCCTTTAAATATCCGTAAGGGGCAAATGCACCAATGAATTGGCCTCTTTTTCTTTTTTCATCAAATACAAAACGGATTTTCATTGAAATATCTTTTGCGTACATGTCATTTAAAAGGGATTTGAAGGGGCCTATATCACTTACACTGCCTGGAGCACTGGTGTCAATACCATCACTTAAAGCAATATACCGGATATTTTTTTCCGGGAAATACCGTTCCAGATAATAACCGGTTGTTATATAATCCCGTCCTAATCGGGACAGATCTTTTGTTATAACTAAATTGATTTTTTTACTTTCTATATCATTTAATAACTGTAAAAATCCGGGGCGGTCAAAACGCAGACCAGAGTATCCGTCATCAACATATACCTGATAACAAGTCCAGCCCTGTGAAAGTATGTATTCGATTAAAATATTCCTTTGATTCTCAATACTAATGGACTGACCGATTGATTCGTCTTCCTTTGATAGCCTTAAATAAACAGCAACTCTGTATTCATTTCTGAATTTACTAAGTTCTGACCTGGTGCGGTTATCGTTACCAATCAT